AGAGCAGTAGCAACATCTGAAGAACAGATTACTACGTTACCTTTGCCGCGACGAGTTTCTTTCGCAATTACGTTTGCTTCACGTTCGAGTTGTACCAACAGACCCTTGAACTTTTCAACTGACCAACGACCATCAGCGTCAGTGCTAAGATCGAAGATACCAGCAGTTTGAATACCTGCTTGACGACAACCGATTTTTGCTTGAGAGTTGATAGTACGGATGATTTCACGGTTGATCTCAGCAAGAATTTCTGTGCTAAGAATGTTCGCGAGTTCTGTTTCTGCGTCAAGACCATGAATCGCTTTCAAGTCTTGAGCAAGTTCTAAGCTGTATTCAGCTTTCAATGCACGAGACTTTGCGGTCACGGTTGCTTTCTCGATGGTGAAACCCATTTCTGCGAAAGCAGAACCGGTTGATCCGAGTGCTTCAGCATCTTCAGTGGGCATACCGCCGCCAACTGTTGGTACATAAACAGAACCTGAGTCAACAATAGACGAGTCAGTGTCAGTGTCAGATACGCCAGCAAGACCAGAAGGACCGCCAGAATGTGATACACTTGAGTCGCCAGAGAAAGGGACAATTGCTTCGTTGAACAATGCTTCGTCACCAGCAGTTGCGCCACCACGAGTAGTCTTGTAACGTGACTTCATAGCGAAGATCAAGCCAGTAGGACCAGTCATAGGCTGAACGCCTTCTAAGTCGTATGCCATCAAGTTAGGCATTGCACGACGAACAAGAGCGATCAGAACGGGGTTCCAGTTCGCACCAGTTACACCAGAAGATGCACCAGTTACAGCAAAGTTGCCGTTAGTAGGTGACTCGGCGAGCATGCCCGATTCTTCACGGAATGCGATTTCTTGGTTCTCAAGAACCGCCGCGGTTACGGCTTTACGGTGATGATCCATGATCTTACCAGAACTTTCTTCTTCAAGAACTGGTGACCACTTTTCGATCAATTTGTCATAGGATACTTGCATGAGTATTATTCCTTATTTGTTAGATTTTTTGATAGCGTTGAGATACATGTCCATCACACTATTAACTTCTTGTGATTGTGTACCGTTATCCCAATCTTCGATTAACTCGTCTTCAACAGCCACTGCTTTTTTGAAGTATGATTCTTTTACGGTTTTAACTTTTTGCGCAAAAGATTCTTGATCTTCAAAATCGAGAGAACTAACTAAAGATGTGAGCTTTTCAACCTGCGTTTCGGCAAGATCACGAGTCGCTTCACGAACCACTGATTCGCGTTGGTACGATTCGATTTGTTCTGCCATGTTGAGGACTTCAGAAGTTTGTGAATTTAACTTCTCTTCGAGTTCTTCAACTTGTTCAGCAAGTTCGTCAACTAGATCGACTTTGGAATCTGGAACTTCGATATAAGACTCAAGGAACAAGTCCTTCAGTTTGCCCATGAAATCTTCAGCGATTTCAGTACGCAAACCAGTCTCGATAGCGAGTTGATTTTCCTTTGTCCAATTCTCAACAACATAGTTGAGATAGCTGTCAACTTTTTCAACGAGATCGGAACGCGTTGCTTCCAATTCTTCGCCGAGTCGGGTTTGATATTCATCTTCTAAGCGATCAATTTCTTCTGATAACTTAGTACGAATAGCAGTTTCGAAAATTACCGCAGTTTTCACTTTGAACTCATCAGATAAAGTAGCTTCGCTTTCTACAAGTTCTTTCAACTCGTCGTTGTAAGAGAACTCGGGCAGTTCAACTGCTTCGCCTTCTTCTACATCTTCGTAGTCTTCTTGCATTTTGCTGTACATAGCATGTAACTGGTCTTTTTTCATACCAGATAATTTACCGTACATAGCGTTTAGCATTCCTGCTTTAGTTTTCGGCATCGGATCCTGTTTTCCAGTATCCCCTTTACGTGAGGGGGCTTTCTTAACAGCATCGTCAGTCTTGTCTACGGACGCGATAGAGTCTGCCTCAGTACCAACAGGCATCTTCTGAGCACTAGCTTCCTCGATAGGAAGCTCACCATTCTGTTCTAGATCAGACATATGTCTTACTCCTTAAAGTTTGATTTGAGCGACGAGAGGAAATTTTTGTACTCACGAACCTGCGTCTCGTAGAGATGCTTTTTCGGAGCGGTTGTAATTTCTGTCTCCATTTCTTCAATTTCTTGAGCTTGAATGACACCATTATTCCACACCCATTCAACGCCTTCCATAATACCATTAACGAAGGCTGCTGGTGCGGAGGGATCCTGTACGATGTCGACTGTATTTAAAATAAAGTCTTCACCTACATACATCACGCCATTTTTTTGCTCAAGACTACCCATACCACGAGTTGACACGCCTAGTTGAACACCGCCATCAAGGAGACCTTTTACAATCTTACCCATAGGTGTATCCAGTATTTGTGCCTTTCCTACCACATCATTTCCCTCCCATCGGAGGTCAGTGATAAGGTGTGAAACTTTATCCAAGTTAACAGTCGGACCTTCGGGGTGATTTAACTCTCCGACAGCCCGCTTCTTGCTAACTTGCTCGGCCACATATTTGTCAACCGCTCGTTCCATAATAGCACGAGGGTATATGCGACCGTTTCTATTCTTTGATTCTGCTTGCGCAAAGATACCTTCAATCATGTAAGACTTTTCACCGTTGCTCTTTGCTTCAGTGATAACTTCTAATTCGTTGTCGATATACTCGGCAATAAGTTTCATCTACATTTCCTTTGCGAAAGCAGCACCCATCTTCTCAGCTTCTTTCTGAGAACGATAGGTGTCGAGTTTGTCTCCGTCGATATAAACAGAGAACCCTTTTTTATCTTTGTGAACCATCACCGTGTGACGATTGACTTTAGTGTCAGAGACATGATCACCCGGAGGCATCTTACTCTTTGCTTCACGAATGTCTTTAAATGATTTCATTTAATTCTCCAACTAGATTATTTATAATAATTTAGATCTCATCTTCTTCGGATTCGGTATCTTCATCATTATCGTCTGTGTCGGCGCCCAATTCAAGTTCAGATTCAAGTTCAGATTCAAGTTCAGATTCTGACTCCGGTTCAAACTCGGGTTCAGAAGTGTCACCAATCGATGCGGCTATTCGTGCCTTTGTCTGATCAAGTGTGTCTTGTAATCGATCTTGAATAAGATCGTTAAACTGACGTTCTGCTTGAGTAAAGTTTTGATCCTCAACCGCTTTCAAAAAGTCTTCAATTGGTTTAGAATCTGTTTGTATAGGTTCCGCTTGTAACTCATCAATTAATGTATTTTCTTCAGACATAATTACTCCTCAGTTTTTTTATCAGGAACAACCTGTACAGGAACGGGTTTAGGCGCCACTGGTTCTTGTTGTTCTTCTTCTTCTCCATCATCAATCTCACCAGACTTTACTTCTTGATCGATTTCTTTTTTCATATCCTCGATGTCATCATCAGACATACGTAAAACATTTCTCATCACCCATTCTTTCGAATAGTATTCACCAACATATTGTGTAATCTCGTTCATGACACCAATTCGTTCTCTGAGAATTTCCATCTCTTTGAGTTCAGTAAACTGGTTATCTTTAATAAAGTCAATATATAAACTGTCTTTCCACTCTTCCCAATCTTGCTCGGTGATAATGCCTTTGAGCAACAACTGTTTGCGAAGTATTCCAAGGAATATCCACGAGAATCGACGACGTAATCTATCAACAAACTTCTGAAACTTAACCTCGTCTCTTGATATTTCGGTTGATCTACCGAGTGAGAACTGCGCCTCTTGTTCAAGTCGATTGATCGGCACATTCAGAGAACGATACAATCTCTTCTGAAAATAGACGATGTCGTCTATCTGCCCTAGATTCTCGCCGCCTGGTAACGTTGTGATCTCGGTGCCTCGACCATTTTCTCGGCGAGGTAACCAAAAGTCTTCAAGCATAGACATGTGTTTGCGATCATCTTTAATCTGACCTGTGCTCGCATCATAGACTAACTTGTTACGATACTTTGCCATGATGTCTGACATGTATTGCTCTGCTTTACCTCTGGGTAAATTACCCACATCGATATAGAAGATTCGACGTTCGGGTGCGCGAGCAAGTCGATAGATGACCAACGAGTCTTCCATCATGCGCAATTGATTGATCGGTTTTAATGCTTTGTGTAGATGCGAGACAACTTTCTTTTTTGACTCATCTAACATACCACTCGTCACATAACTGATCGAGTCGTTAGACAGTTTTACACCACTCTGTGTTTGCCCTGGCTTCTCTTCGTAAATGTAAAACTCATCAACCTTGTCGACGATCTTTACACCTGTCATTTGATCTTTCTTGTATTTTACTTCACGGACCTTTCGAATTCGAGCGGCATCAATAGGTCTAATCTCTTGGATACCCGCTTTAGTATTGGCCTCATTGACAAGTAGATGATGATATGATCTACCATCTACATACCAAGATCTAAAAAGTTCATGACCAACTTCATTAAAACGAAGCAATGCGACGATGTTCTCAAACTCTTCACGAACCTGATCTTTAATTTTATCACCGGCTTCAATATCGTCTAAGGAAAGTTCTAGAGATGATTGTAGTTCTGATGCTGAAATGGTTTCATTAACAATCTCGTCAACTGCCATGTCAACTTCGGGGTGCATAGCAACACCACGATAACGCAGGATAAGTTGGTGATTGTCTTTCGACTCATCCCCTTCCATGTTGATATACTGACCAAAATGACCAGCGGTAGCCGTTACATAACCCGCGCCGTCATTGTCAGACGGTGGTACAACAGACTGTAATTCCTGTTTACCACGATCACCCTTTTTGGTTCTCTTTATTTCAAAACCAAAAAGTTTAAGTGTGTTAATATTATCAGCCACTATGATTTTCCTTTAATATTGTCGTTGACCGCCAAGTACACGCAATCCTTTTAATAGCCCGTCTTTGGTCATCCGACAGCATTCCGAATTTTGTGATTTCTGACACACCTTTCCACATAATCAAATCTTGCATATGCCCATATTTTTCATATAACTTACGGTGTGCTTCAGCATGTTCTTCAACTGTTAGTTCGACTATATTGTCTGGGTCATCAGTTCCACCCATGTGTTTTGGCACAATGTAATGTATTTGTTTCGTAACATTCCCCTTAATGAATGTAATAAAAAAGACGGGGACTATCCTCTAAGGAAAGGAAAGGGGCGACCTATTCATCCCCGTCTGTTTTACTTATAACGAAATTAACTCGTCGTATTTGATTCCCAATACTGGTATGAGAACGTCACATCAAAGGTTTCTATCTGATCCCTTGTATCATAATCGAGCTGAATTGGTCCAACAATAGTCGGGAACGCGCCTCTGAATGTATAACGCTTGATTACAGATTCATCACGATCTAATTGATCAACAAGCAAATCTGCTTGGTAGTCAACTGGATTTGTCAAACCTGTGTTAGCACTGTGAGCATTCATTCCGTTCATCCATCGTTCAAACGAATCACGAATGGTGAAGTCAGTATCGTTGATGATAGTGACCGTCCAATCTTCGAATGTGCGATCGCCCGAAACCTTAAGTTCGCGCCCTCTGAAGGGAACAGCGAACGAGTTGGTTGAAGACTGTGGTAACTGCGCAGTTTTACAAAGGAATGACGTAAGTTCTACGTCACCCCCTGCGTATGCTGGAAAGTTAAGTGTTGCTTTGAACAGATTCGCTCTAGCGCCACCACCTCGCAGTTTCGATTTAAAGTCGTCGACTCCTAGTAATGCCATTTTCTATCTCCTAGACCAGCCCAACGACTTCATCAAAGTCTACACCAGTTCTAACCGCTACGAAGTTTAATGTGACGTAGTTGATAGATCGAGCAGGCTTAATAAAGACCGAAGCGACAAATTGATTGTTATCAATGATATCAGAAGTGTTGTTTGTTTCATCACACACTACTCTGAAATCAGTGATACCCCGTCTACCCTTAATCTCTCTCAAGAAAGGTTCGACAATGTTAACGAACTCCGCACGAGTGAACTCATCATTGAATTCGAACATAACGTTCTGTGCGGCACCTTTGATTGCTCGTTCAACGACTAAGAATAGGCGTCGGACGTTGATGCGATCAAATGCGGAAGGACGACCAAGTTTGGTCTTGTCACCATAGAGCAGAATACCTTGGCCAGGAAGATTCACAATCGGATTAATACTTGCCTTGTACAATTGGTCACGTTGTGTTTTTGTGGCATTGTAAGCAAGAGAAGTAACACCGAAGTACTGTCCACGTCTTGAACCAGCAGGTGAGAACCATGGGGCGGCAACAAGATCTGTCGAAGCCATAACACCCGCAGTCGCAGCAGCCGCTGGAATAAACACATACTTATCAGTATACTTGTTGTACACTTTTAAGTAGTTGTTGTCAAGTATGAGATATGATGACGAGTTTAAGGTGTTCGCCCAAGTCACGGTAGTAGAAGCAACAAAAGAAGTATCTGTTTTGTTGACGACTAAGTTTCGCGAGGGTGATGCCACGACAACACAATCTTTTCTTCCCGCGGCAATGCCTGCGAGATAATTAATGATTGTTTTTTGATCTTCGTTTGATTGTAATCCAGGAGCAACTAAGAAGTCTACTTGAATGTTTTCTTCATCTTCATACTGATCGAAGCCAACCTGATAATCACCAACATCTAATGCTGTGTGAGATCCAGACCCAAGAGAATAGTTATTAACTGCTGAATCTCCAGAACCAGTAAACGTTGCTGCGGTACTGATACCCGTAAACTCTGATGCTAAACTAGCGATCCAAACGTATCGTGAGTTGTTATTCAACACCTCGGCAACATTGTTTGTTGATCCGTCGTCTGTCTTGGCGTCTGTTGCCAAAGACAAGTAAGCATAAGTTTCAAGAATAGTGCCAGGCGTTCCACTGATTCCGCCGTCTTCGTCGTATACAACAACGTGGACTTCGTCACCAGCATCAGCAGTGTGTTGTGCTACTTGCGCAGAGGTTCCTGGCGCAGCATCAAACAGTGAAGACATAGAAATGTTATCTACAGTCCACACACTAAAAGCGGAGTCACCGGTGCTTGAAGGGCAAACAGATACTTTGATACTGTTTCCGATAGTTCCTGGATACTTAGCAATAACTTTGTTATTGGCAAGAGATAACTTACTTTCTTCCCAGTTCACTAAGTTTTTAACTAGAACTCCAGTACTTGCCGCAACAGCATTTCTAGCAGAAGAATCAGCAGCACGAGTTACATAAGCGCTTCCTGAATATTTTAAAAACATTGATGCTGATAGAAAATCTGTTTCATCAGCCGCAGAGTCGAGGGAGGGCGATCCAAAGGTAGAAACTAATTGCGCTTCGTTGCCTATAAGAATCGGTTGCTCCACTGGTCCCCAATTGAAATCTCCTACTAACGCTCCCGTAGTGGAAGTGACCGCTGGTACAACACCAGACAGATCAAATTCTTTTACGAGAATGTTGGGAGACTCAGATGGTATTAGTGCCATGGTCGTGTCCTTTTTTTCGTTAACATATGATAAGAAAACATAATACGGTTGATTTCACTGTATTTATTTATAAATAAAATAAACTCAGTACATCTCATTCGTTTCATTGTAAATTTGCCACGGGGCATACTTCATCTTATCTTGTTCTTCTATTTCTCTTATCGCATCACTACCATCGTCAACAAATCCAAACGGAACAATCGCATCTTCGATTTCTCGCATTTGATTCTCAAACATCATTTGTTTTAAATTAATATCAGTCATATCAGAAAACATTTGTGTAGAAACAAAGTAACCTAACATAACAAGATTCATCATCAAGTCATCATGGTTACCATCACTCGCTTCGTATGATTGTCCTTTCGAAACAAAGGTAGATATCTCAAGTATTGTGTTTTCATCACAAATATCGAGTTTCCTTTCTTCGAGCAGATCTTTAATACCCGAACAGCCTAAACGCTTTGATTTACGTGTCATCTCAATGCCCACAGCGTTTGATTTTATAGCAGATTCTACATGGACATTCTCATACTCTAAATCATAGTATAAACCTCTACACACAATACTGCCTTGATCGTTCGACTCGATAATGACATACGCGTTGTTGTAGACTTTTGCGAATTTATATATAATATCAGGGAAGAGTATTGGAGAAATAGTATTGTTTCGATACACAGCCACTTGTTTAAAGGGTCGCACAGTTATATCGATGACGTTAAACGTCGAATAATCCTGTCCTCTTCCCCTTGCTACATCGACAGTCATAAGATATTCGTGATCTTTTTTGGTCTCTTCGTAGACCTTTACGTCACCGCCTTCAAGTACTTGGATGGGTGGTTTCGATCGTAGATCTAACAGAGTGTCAGAATTGATCAGTGTATCACCTGTCCCAAAAAAGGTGTTACCGAATTCTTGGTCGAACTGAAGTTGAGAAGTGTTCGACACTGTTTGGCGTTTCCACTCTTCGTCTCGCCCAGGAACATCCCACCAGTTTACCGTATAAGGTTTGTACTCGTTTGTTTGTTGTACAGCCCCTTCCCAAATCTTATGAAAAGTATTACCAATACCGTTGGCGGTAGATGTTATGATAACTTTGGTGTCTCTACCAGAAGAAATTACTGGATACGTCGAAGTATAGAACTCACTTGCTCTTTCAACAAAAGCAAACTCGTCAAGAAAAAGTAAGTTGACAGACATACCACGAATAGAACTACCAGAAGTTGCTGCCGCAACAATTCTTGAATTATTAGAGAATTCAATACTACCTTTGTTAAGGGCACGACATCCGGGTTGTAAAAAGAAAGGCAGATGTTCGAGCGCGAGTGTTACACGTTGTAACATTTCTCGTGCCGTCGCGCCTTTGTTTGCGAGTACAGCAATCGTTTTCTCGGGGTGAAATATCGCATACCACAGTAGATATACAACAGACGAGATAGATTTACCAGACTGGCGACACGCAAGAACAATAGAGAATCGATTATCATTAAAATGATTGAACATTTGTTCTTGGTAAGGATAAAGATCAAAGTTGACAAGACCCTCATCAAGTGATATAATCTTAACATATTTCCTAGCAAAGTAAGATGGGTCAGACATACACTTAGCATATTCAACCACTTCGTGTTCAACCCATTGCTGTTGAACCCCGTCTCTTTTTACATTAATATTACCGAGATAGTGTTCATGATCATTCATCCGTTGCGCTAACATCAATTACCCTTTGTTCGTCTTCGCTTTTTTTCAGTAGTCGCTGTAAGTCAGTCGTGCTACCAATGAATACATTATTATTGGTGATTGCTTTCGGTTCATCCTTCTCTTGAGTAATATCTTTTGTTTTCTTATTAAGTTCCATTAACTTATCGTTAACATCAGATATATTCTTAATCATGCCCGAAAGAACTTCGAATGCGCGTGGGTGTTCTGATTCTCGGGCTACCTCAATCATAAGTTCAAGAGATTCTTTTCCCTTATCAATTAATTCATAATAAGTTGAACGAGAGTAGTCATAGTCAGACCTGATATTAGGATCATCTTTTTTCATAGTATTATATATCTTAAATCGTTAACGTTCTATTAGGGATGTCTTGGATCCATCATCAGTGGGGTCGGGATCCGGTGGAGGTGTTGGGGTAACCGTACCACCGCCTTCGGTTGTCCCAAGTGTTATTGCCTCGCCTTGAAGCGAGAAGAGTTGTGTGTCAGTATTCGAAACGTCGTCATTGTCCGTAATAGTGATTTGTAAGAGCATCTCCGACTGGTTTGATCCTGATGATGATGGCGCTGGCAGTTCGAGAGACCAAGAGCGTGAACTTGACAAAGATAGCGGAGTCCCATATGATCCCGTGGCTTGACCAAAACCTGTAGGTTCGGAAACGCCAGGGATGGGTAGTATATCACCCTGAATGGTAAAGTTGCCCGAAGGTGTTCCAGTAACCCATGTACCGATCTGAACATTTGTGCCGGCGGGTTGTATAGATCCAGTCGCAATAAATGTTCCATCATTTTTAAATTGTAGATAGGCAATTGCTGTACTGCCGATTTCCTCATCTCTGATGACGGTATTCGCTGCGAAGTCGCCCATGTTAGAATAATTAATTAGTATATCGATTGCTGAACCAGAGGTAGCATCCGTTGTAGTAAACCCTACACTAGCAACAGGAGTATTTGACGATTCTGAAGTATATAGACCCATCGTATATACATCATTAATAGTGTCAGTATTAGTCGCAGTAACAAGAGCGAATGCTCCAGCATTCGATGTTACATTTACAGTACCTGAAGACCCACTTGAGAAATCTTCAAACACACTTGGGTTAGCAAACTGTAAAGTTGTTCCACTAGAAACCGCACTCGATACTCCATTGCTCATCGTGACAGTAGTCGCATCAACGAAAGTTACTGTTCCTGTGACATCAAGTGAGTTTGTTTTCATGCCTATAGTAATACCAGAAGTATCCGCTAACTTAAGAACAGAAACACCCGATGGTATGATCTGCGTTGTTGTCGTTGCAATAATATCGGTGATACGACGATAATATGTTCCGTTAGCGATGTTCGTACCACCAACAGTGAAGTTGATCGTGCCGCCTTCGCTTGGTGTCGTCGTGTCTGCCGTTAAAGTAAATGTGGATGTAACGTCTTGGACAATAAAGGTCGTTGATGTAATTAGAGTGCCGCCACCACCGACATACCCACCCCTTGATAGAGTGACAGTCCCTGTTGGGTTGCCTTCGTGAGTTGTGTTTGTCGACGATGTTCCTAAGTTTACATAAAACGTTGACAATCCTGTAGCCTGCGCAGTGTAAAAACTATGTGTATACTGTGTTGAACTAAACTTGGATGCCGCAGTTCCAGAGATTTCGAAATATAATACTTCGGATGATCCTGCGTTTGCACTGACGTTAACAATTAAATCTGAACCCTCAGTAATCGTAGGAATTGACATCGTATAATCTTGAGCAGAAGTGTCGGTGACAGTAATCGTATTAGATTCGATAACAGCACCTGTGCTTGCTCCTGATGACACTTTTGCTGTAAATGATTCGGTGCCTTCAAAAGTTCTATCTGGTGCTAACATCACAGTGAACGATCCCGTGGTTCCCGATACAACAAACGAAACTCTGCTCGCGGATGACGACCATCCAGAAGAGAAGTCGCTTGATGTTATTCCTGTGTTAGGATCAATCCAGTAATAATATGTCCCATCAGGTCCCGTAAATGTAAATGTAACAGAACCACCTTCATTGACTGAAGTGACTGACTCAGCAATAGTATATCCAAGCGCTACAATAGTGAAAGTTTCAGACGCAACCAAGTTGCCGCCTGTTGCTTGATCGTACATAAATGCAGAAAAACTTTGATCGACAACATCACCGTTATTAGAAAAAGTAACTGACTGAGTCGTTCCAGAATTATTCGTTACAGTGACGGATTCTCGCGAAGCGTCTCCGGGAGGCGTTACAGCAAAATCTGCGTTCTCGGTGGTAATATTTTCAATATAAAAATAGTATGTACCGTCTTGAATATTTCGACCTGTTAAGTCGAATGTGGCAGAACCACCCTCTTGTCCAGTTGATGGATTCATTACAATCGAGGCGGAATCAGGTTCATCTGTAATTGCAAACGCACTTGTTGCAGTAAGGTCAGGATTGTAATTAGCGTTTGTGATTGAGAAAGTACCGTTTACTGGTCCGACATAAGCATCGTTAGACGAGACTGCGACCACAACATCTTGACTGGTCGAAGTCAGAACAGTAGATCCAGAAGTAGATGACAATCTTCCGTCGCTGGCTGCTGAACCTGTTATACTCCAACTTAAAGTATCACCAATATCATTTGTGTCAGCAGTAATGGATGCTGTAAGGTTATTACCTTCTACAATCGTTCCGATCGCTGCCACACTGAAAATAGGTGCTGTGTTAGCAACTGTCACGACAGCCGAGTCTTTGTCAACACCGTCGAAGGTTTGTATTATTACTTTAAACTGTTCACCGGAATCGGATAAGTCCCCGTCGGCAACAGGCGTTAAAGAAAAAGAACCGACATTATCGACAATTGGAAAAGGTAACGGGGCGGCCGAATCTGGAGGAGCAACAGAGAAGTCGTTACTGTCTGTAGTGATGTGTTCAACATAGTAATACAGTGTAGTACCGTCAGTAGGAACATTTGTCCCTGTTGCTGTAAATAATACTGATGTTCCTTCACTAACTAAAGATGAACTAGGCACCAGACTATAGACAGACACAACATCATTAATTGTTATTGTAGAAGAATTTTGGATTCTACCGCCAGGATCTCGTAATACAACCTGAAACTGTTCAGGACCTTCGGTTTCACGATCGTCTATTTTTGTTACAAGAGAAAACGCACCACTGTTGTCATTGATTGATAAGTATGCCGCGCTGTCTGATGAGGGTATGGGACCAACAAAGTCAGAATCGGAAGTTGTACCATGGTTCACATAATAGTAAATTGATCCGATACCTTCGGGTAAATTTGTAGCATTGACTGTGAAATCAATTGTTCCGCCTTCATCTATAGATGTGGGGTTTGGAACGAGAGTAAACCCGCTCGTTGGTCTTTGTGTCGCCGCCGAGTCCAGCATAACAGAGTTAATGCTCGCAGAGATTATATTGTCAATCGAAACTTCGGCGCCCAGATACATACCCGCAGGATGTGCGAATAGTTTAAAGACATCTTTCCACTTAGAAAGCGGAACACCCACGCGAACTAATAACGCAAAGGTTTGATAGAGTTTATCGTTCGTAAGATATCGTAACGAATCTGGTCCTATCTGTGAAGTTGTATTATTTAATGTGAAGACATTTTCTTTTGGATAAAGCACTTCAGAGTCCAAACCATAGAACGATCTGAAGAACCACTCGATAGCGAACTTCGTACCTTTAGATCTAAAGAGATGGTTTGAAAAGTTAGCGGCGGCTCTCTTCTCATAGTCTTCTTCACCAAAACCTTCGAAGTATGCTTCACCCAAAAGAAACTCATCCTCAATGAAGGAGAGTAGGCTTATATCGGTTTCATTAATGTCCCTTGCGGAAAACAAATGGTGTAACAATTCATTCGGATTGTTTTGATCCTGCCATTCATAATACCGAGTAAGAAGCGATATAAACTTAGGGTAGAATTGACCAAAATGTTCCGGCAAAACATTCTCAACCTGCATCTCTCGCAGATTGATATGTCGTCTACCTTTATCGAGGAATCCTCTATGCATACGAATTCCTATACAATGTTAATTGTATTTCCCATGGCAGCGTGATTAGTACACTGATAATACAAAGTCGCAGGAGCACTCATAGGGATCTTGAAGACCACATTGCCTGTTGCCGCTCCGTTGTTTGTCACTCCAGTATTGTATGCAACACCACCGGCACTGACACGGATTTGAAGTGGATGCCCGCCTCCTGAGTTGTTGACGAAAGTGTAGACTTCGCCTCTTCTCAAATATAATACAGGATCGTCCTCTATAGTTGGAAACCAAATGTTATCCAAATCGCTGAATGTATAATGATCACTACCACTTACGCCTAATGTAAACTTATAATTTACAGTAAGAGAGTTGGTAATATAGTCAATAACTGCGGCAGAAGTAGGCAGGACGCCGTTACTATCGTGATTTTGAATTCCAGATCCAATAAAACGATTAACAATTATTCCTCCGACAACATCTGTTAATGATCCAAAAGAGATATCACCCGTAGCATCTATATCACCGCCAACAATTAAATCGTTGTTAATTGTTGCATCTTGTGATATAATTACGTTGGACCCAGAATCTGTTATGTTGGACGGTAATCCAAAAAGAAATCTTTCGCGAGTAATTTTTTTAGTCGTTGCCGAAGACACATCATTGACAACTAGAAAATCACTATCTTCTACGTTCGTCAGTAATGGTAATTCTGATATTTTTATATCTGCCATTTTAATTCCTCAAAGTTTTCGGCTATCGATATTTATAGTGTCGCACTTTCGGTCAAAGTACCAGTAATCGCAAGATTACCCGAAGAATCGAGTCGCATTTTTTTAACACCATCTTGTGAAAATAACAGTTTACCTGCTTCTTCAAACACTTCCCAATTCGGAGTCGAAAAGATTGAAGATGACAGTTTATTACTAGATGGGTTGTAAACCAATCCTGTATTTACATTTACATTATCGTTTCCAGAAGCAACGCTTCCGAAGTGTAGGTAATACTGTGTATCGTCCGTTACCGTCGAAACTAAAACATTATTGGCATTAACGGAATTGGCAGCAGAAACATTGGTTAAATTAGCCCCGTCCCCTTGGAAAGATGTGGCGCTCAATATCGCTGTTGCAGGATCATATGACAGATCACCAGTTGTACTGACACTGTCATACCCAGTCGACAAGGTTCTCAACATAAGATAATGAAGACCAGACGAATCTATCTCTTTAGCGTCGATTTTTTCTGCCGCGCTCGTAACCGCTGTACTGGTTATATTGGTTAATCCAGTGCCATCTCCGTATAAAATGCCACCCACATGTAAATCACTATCAACTGTAAGATCACCCAGAACTCTTGCGCCTGTGTCGGAATCTATTACGTTATCTAAATCGCTTAAAGATCGAATCGCGGTCGCAGCAAGAACAGCATTTGCAGCATTGGTTGCGCTGTCTGCCGTTAAGGCGTGTAGTGCGCTACTTGCAATTGTTGCACTATCTGCTGCGAGAGCCTGCCCAGCACTTGTAGCATAATTTGCAAGCAAGGCATTTGTCGCATTAGCAGCACTATCTGTTGACACATTAGTTAGAAGAGATCCATCACCAGAAAAGAAACCAGCAGATAAAACATTTGTTCCTGGATTATATGTAAAATTTGTATCTGCTTTTACCGAATCTTCTCCATTCGCGCTTGGAGTGTTGTATGCGAATAACGGATAATAGGGAGCATCAGAATCAACGTCTGCAATAAATATCTTTGTGCTAGTCTGCGCTGCAATATCTTCGTCTTCACTTACCGTAGACGCTAATAGATTTTGGATCGTGATACGCTTGGTGACGTTCTGATCAGTGTCGACAATAATAACAACATCATTATCATCAGGCGTTGCTGAAAGTTGCGGTAATTCTGTTATTTTTACGCCAGCCATTGTTTAACCCCTGAGAATTTCAATTTGAATTTTTAAGTCTTCGACTTGATCCGACAAGTCTTGTATGGCAGAGATCATAATCGGCACTAGTTTTTGATAGTTAACTTTCTGATAGTTTGGCAAACCATTATCCCAAACAGCATTCTTTTCACCTATGACCGCATAAGGAATAACTTTTTGCAGTTCATGAGCAATTAAAGAATCGAATACCTTATCTTCGTGTTCTGACATCTCCGGAATATATTTTGTCTGATAAACTTTTAATTGATTTACAAGACTTAATGCGTTTTCTGTTTCGCCTTCAACAATCTTTGCTCTGTAATCAGAAACCACGCCATCAATTATAGTAATATCTTTTAGAAAGTTTCCCCGAGAAATCTTCTTGGTCGTCGAAGCGCTGACATCGTTGATGACGATATAGTCTGTGTCTTCAGCAGTATTTAACTCCCTTAGACTTGATATTTTAACGCCTGCTGTTGCCATGTTTTATATCCTCAAAACCTTTTACTTATTTATACTGATTTATGTTAAATGATAAGACTATCTATATTACTACGATAGTAACTACACCGGCTTCAGAGATACCGGAAGCCGTCGCCCTGTAAGTAAACTGATCAGTACCTGTGAATCCATTGTCAGGTGTATATCTAAAAGTGCCCGAACTTTGATTTGTTACCGATAAAGAACCATGTTCTGGGTATCCTCCAGCAGCAATAGCGTATGACACATCATCAGATTCGAACAGATCATTCGCAGATACAACAATATCAACAAAGTTATCACCCAAAGATAAATCAAGAGTTGATGTTTGATCGATCGCGTCGTCTCTACTAAAGACTACAACGGTAACAGTCTGTCTTACACTACCACCTCCAGTGAGATTCGCTTGAATCACAAAGGTGTCTGTGCCATACCAGTCATCATTAGGTGTGTATGTCCACGACCCTGTCGATATAATTCGACCAGTTGTTGTTGGGGTATTCGCAGTAAGAGCAGTTGTCGCCACCCCGTTTGTAGGGTTCGTTGATATCTCTAACGAAGTAACATTTCTAGGGGCGTACTTAATCTTAAAGTTTGTGTTCGTTATCGTACCGTCTTCTGCGATACTACCTGCTAGACCTTGTGATGAAAAAGTCTCGACAGTAACAGTTTCAAGTATATCTGTGGTGCCCAATTCGTAGAAGTTAACATTCGCTTGGGTTATAAGTGCGCTGGACGAAGAGACTTCTTTAAATAGACTCAACTTCATTTCGAAGTCTAATGTGTAAATGATTGTTCTTCGGGCTTCGATAAGACCATCGTAATCGTCACTGAAAGTAAGACCCGTCAATGATATGGGAGTGTCTTCTTTTGTATCGAACTCAGATAAAGGCTTGACCGTCACTGTGTATTGAGGTGTGAAGTAAGGTAGTATCTGTTCTATAATCTGTAAAGAATCGTCCTGTGATTTAGCATACACATTCAACTGAAAACCAATCGTGTAGGGTACAGGAGTGTATATTGATTGTGCTCTTGTGTCAAGGTTATCCGGAAAGGTGACACACTTGTTCATCTTAGGAAGTTGTCTTGACGGATCATAATTCATCGAAAGTATTTCGAATGACATCCGAGGAAGTTTGATCGCAATCTGTCGTTCTGCTTGTTCCCCATCATCCATCGCATCGATTCTGGCGAGAAAGTCTCGTTTAGGTGCGTATGACAAAGGCACCTTAACCTGACTGATAATGTCACCCGCCGAGTTCGATCTCACAACATTAATGTTATTGAAGAGTGAACCGAAAACTGCGACTGCTTTTCGTATTCTCTGATGATAGAAATATGTGCCAAACATTATGCAGGATCTCCAAACGGATTCGATTCAGAAAAATCAAGAAGACCAGTAGCAACCGTATCAAACTCGTCGTTCTGATTACCGTCTTGTAGATCTCCCTCACTTTCACTAGAAGGCACGCCTCCAACACCATCTTGATTTATTATTGTATATGATGTAGTAAAGTTGTGATACAATCCATCGTCAGCACCCGCGTGAGCAACCCACACCTTATACTGTGATGATACAGACGCATCTATCTTAACAACATCGCCACTAATCGTAAAGCCGTTCGGATTCTCTTGTGTGAGAGTATCCCCGATCTCAAACTTACCGCTTGTCTGAGCCAAATCAAATGTGAGTAGTCTCTGGTAAGCATGATTAGATTCAATATTATCTAGTGCCAAACCAGTGTCGAAGTCTTCGTCGTTATATTCAAAGAGTTCAGCACGAATTCTAAAGACAGGCAAATTCTTAAGTTGGTAGAAAGGATTCTCGGTCTCGACCTTTGTGATTTCAAAGAAAGAATCAGAAAGCGTCAGATAGATTAAATCACCTTCTCGTGGTCGGTAGAATGGGGTATTGTCAGTGTTCTCATAATATGAGATTGCGCTGTTCCATCTTCGGCGCGCCACAATGAATGATGCGGCATCACGTATCTCTACACCAAACTTTGAGAAAAGGTCACCTTCGCCATCAAAACCTTCGACGTTTTCAATGTACATCTCAATTCGATAAGCATCATCGAATCGTGAGGTTGTGTCATCACTAAAAATCGTGTCTCGTTTGACTATCTCGCGAGGCAGGTAATAGACATCTTGACCATAGATCTTCAAAGATTCTATGATTATATCTTCGTACAACCTCTGTTCTTGAGAAGTGCCTTGTGTGAAAT